TAAGTTGGAAATTAACATCGCCGATTACGATTGGATTGATGGCGAAAAAGTGGTTATCGAGACAAGCGACTTTGAGAAAGCTCAAGTCATCCATGAATTCATCGAGTTTCAAAAAGACTTTGACTGGTCTGCTGACTACGAGATGAGCGATGACGAGTGCGAGTACGAAGAAGACGAAGAAGAAGAGTACGAAGACGAAGAAGAAGAGTACGAAGAAGAAGAAGAGTACGAAGAATTCGAAATCGGCGAACTCTACGAAGATGAAGATGGCTTAATCTGGAAGCGCGTGGCATAATCCAGATGCAGTTGTCTTGCAGGGAGTCTTCGGACTCCCTTTTTTTTGTCACTGAATATCGTGTTCCGCTTCTATATCTCTAGCCAGCTGGCGCCAGTCAAGGCTGCGCTTATACAGACTGTATATACGCTCATCAGTTAAAGGCTCAGTTCTGTAGTTCAACTTGACATTGGCTTGCGCCAAAGCAATTTGTGTCTCTTGCAGGATGTGCCGCAATTCTCTTATCTCTGATTTGAGATGTTTAACAAGGTCATACGTCATAAACTTTGCCCCTAAACTCTACTTGCCCTTCAGCCCATTTGTGTACCAGTTCTGGCCACATCAACCGACCATTGTGGAATGTCAGAACGGCGAAACCAGAGCGCCAGTTGGTTGGCGAGCCTTCAAGGTAATTCTCAAACTGTGGGCCACTAGGCTCTGCCAGTGTTCCGGTGTCCACGCCAAACCTGTTGCCTTTAAAATCTGCGAATGGGGTCGTTTTGAGACTATGTAGGTGTCCAGTAACGATGCTTACACCAGCATTAACAGTGTTGTTGTGGGTGGCATGAACGCCACCCTTCCATCTATGTTTAACAGCTACATCCTCAGTAGGCCAGCAAGACCAGCATGGATGCCAAGTAGGGAAATGGTCTTTCAGGCTAAAACCTTTTACAAACTCATACTGCGGTGCATTGGCAGCAAGGCGGTTCTCAAACCTTGCATCATGGTTGCCCAATGTCCAAATCAACTGAGTGTTGCGTCTGGCTTTATTGGCAGTGTCCTCGATCTCTCCAAGGGCGATTTCACAAGCTTTCAGTTCTTGGATGACTGAAGGTGTGGAATCCCAACCAATGCGGGGATAACGGCTGATCGAAGCGCCGTCAAACACATCACCATTGGCAATGATCGCCTTTGGCTGGAACTCCTTGATTGCCCAAATAAGACCCTTAAAAGCGGTTGTGTGGATGCCAGGCCAAAAGTGGGCATCACTGAAGACAATAACTGTGCCATTCTCAATGCCCAGCATTTTTCGGGCGGGATTGTCAGGGACTTTAAGCAATGGCCCTTGCTTTATGCTTTCAAGAGATACCCCGTGTAACTCTTCAATTCTCTTGCGGCGGCGCTTTGTATTACGCAAATCAACGCCAAGCTCCTCCGCAACCTTTTTTGGTGACTTGAGTCTCTGCCAAATTTCAATGAATTCTTTATCAGTTGTCGATGGTGCAGGCATACGAGTCCTCAAGAGTTTGGCGTAACTTACATGAAATCAATGACAAACAAGTGAAACTTCAAGTAAGTTGCACAAATACATCAAGCTATAAGGCCATTCAGGTAGGTGGTCTTACCCGCAACCTTGGTAGCAGTCAGTGATTGACATTTAAGACTCTTTGGGTTGAACGAGGCGTGAACCCAACCAGAATTTGGCTGGCCTTGGGTATAGAACTCTAAGATCAATTGGGTGTACTTGAGATTGCTTTCAATCCACTCTGCCAACTCTGGGTTAGGGACACCATCAATCTCAAAATCGCAGGCTTGGCCTTTGCAATGGTCTGAGGTTGCAGAGCCGCCAGTTGCTTGGTTCACGGCAGGTGATCTGAACCCTGATGAAATCTTGACAGGCTTTCCAAAGTGTTCACGCACTGGCTGTAGGATGTTTTCGCAAAGCAAACGCAATGATTCAATCTGCTCATCATTAGGCGTATTGTCAATGTCTAGGCGCAAAGCCGTTTCTGACTTAATTAGCTCTGAGAGTTTGAAGTTTTTTGACAGGTTCATTTGATGGCTTTCTGTGATTCAAGGGCTTGGTTATAAAGAGAGATGCAAGCATTCAGCTTGTTGATGGCTCTATCGCCTTCTTCAGTTATGGCGATAAGATTTTTAGCAGTTTCTCGGTCAAGTTCGGCTGATGACTCTCCTCCACTATCTCCTGTGGGAGTGGTGGAATCTGTGGTGGCTGATAAGGCGCAGGTCGTTTTGACAGGAAGCCGCAACCTGAGAGCGCCAGAATCAATATCAGCATTGCGCTTTTGAGTTTCAAATCTTGCTTTTTCATCTGATTTCCTTAGTGCATTGGCAGTGGTTGTTACAGCAGTGGCTAAAGCCTGTTCTTTGGCTCTGGCTTCAGTATTGAGGCGGTCAACTTCAGCTTGTTGAGCCTCTGCTTCAACGTGAGTGCCGTACCAATATCCACCGCCAAATGTTAGCAGTAGAACTACTACGCCAGACAATAGATCACGCATCGCTACTCTTTCCACGGACATAGGCTTGTGCTGCCATGAAAGCCACCACAATCGTTCCCATTGCGGCACAGTAGGTGGTTGTCAGGCCACTCAGGGCATTGACCTTCTCCAAACTAACCCATGCAGAGGCCATAAACGCAATTAAGGCAGGAGGCGCACCAAGAGCCGCCCAAGCCATAACACGCTGTTGGTCAGCCATCTTGTCCATGTTCTCGATCATCATCATGCGTTCAGATCGAGCCAACTCATGGTCAGTCACTATGCCATCATGGTCAGTGTCAAATTGGTTGTAGCTAGAGTTTTGTTCCAGTTGTTTTGTCACGTTCTTTCCTTTCAATTTGTCGTCTTAGTCGTTCAATCTTCTCTGTCTGCTCTTTCACTTCATTCTTTGCTTCCAAAATGTCAAGATACAGCATTCCACCCAAAGGAAGTAACAAGGCAATCAATATACAAGCTGCTATCCATCCCATTATGTCCTCGCTAGTTTTCCCACGAATAGAAGCCACATCCAAAGGTACGCTATAAGGATTAGGGTTACCACGAGATACGCTGACTTTGCTTGGAAGTCTCTTTTTTCCTCCTTGCGTTGCCATTGTTTAAACCTCTCTTGAGCCTCTTGCTTTAACCTAGCCTGTTCTTGCTCCTTTTGAATCACCTCTTTCATCTTGAAAACTGAACTATACAAAGCACCCATCTCTGGGGGACTCTGATAGACCATCGTTTCCCTGATCTGGACAACAAGACTGTCCATCTCCTGTTGGGCCATTACTCTTTTGAGTGCGGCCTCCATGTGGTTTTGATTGGGGTCGTAGACTGTTTTTGACTTTTGTTCTTCTTCTCGAATGTGGGCTTCCAACTGTTCTTGGAGCTTAAAGAATTCAGTGAGGTTTTTAACGATGTCAACTTTGACTTGAGTCTCGTCAACAGCAACATAGTTTGATCTTTTAGGCTTGGCAGTAGAAACTGGAGTTGAAGTCTTAGGCCTAGACTTAGCGCCAAAGAACGCAACAAGCTGATTCCAGAATCCGTGTACTTCTTGAGCAATGCCGGCAACTTCATCGTAAGTCTGTTTGATCTCGACAAAAGACTCTTTAGCTTGCTTGTAAAGTTCACAGCCAGCTTGGATATTCTTAACCAGACCAGCCGCAAGTAAACAAATGCTAATAGGGTCAATTTTAGTCTCCCTTTTTTAATGCATCTTCAATTCGTGCTTTCAGTTTGCGGTCTTTCACATACTGAGTTGCAACACGAACACCAGAAATAACAGGCACTGGTAGGCCAGTCAAGAAACCAGTTGTTCCAGCTTCAGCAATAGCCGCCATGATTACGCCAGCAGTGCCAGATGTATTGACTAAAGTGCCTGGAGGTACTGTCTGCACATATTGCAAAACCTCATTCAGATCACGAACCTTTTGCGCTTTTTCCTTACCAAGAACGATGTCCAATCGACCATTCTTATCAAGCCCTTTGATGGCATTGTTTAGCTGTGCTGGAGAGACAAGTTTTCTACCCATTGAGTCTGTGCCAACCCCGCTAGTTGCAACTTCTTCAATGTGCTTAATGGTCGAACCTTGAATCTCATTCCATGCAGTCTGTCCATCTTTACCACTTGTGTAAAGAACACGCTTCAAGAATGTGATTTCCTCTGGACTGCCATTAAGAATAGACTTTTGAAAGACTTGGCTTGCTTCAATCTTGGGGTCATCCTTGCCTTTTACCTTGGTCAGCAAATTAGAGACAATGGCACGACCTTCAAACTTTCTGGCTTGCTGTTCTCTGATTGCCCTAGCTTGCTTGTACAAGTCACCGCCAAGACCATCAGTAGACTCATCAATTACTTGCTTGATGCTACTGCCAAATGATTTATTTGTTGCGTCAACACCCATAGTCTTATTGACTGTTCTACGCAACAGTTCAGTATTTGCCAAAGTAGTGGGAACGGCCTGAACAGTGCCATCATCCATCTCTCTTAAAATACCAAGTTGTACGCCCTTGCTCTTTGCAACACTAATAACAGGCGCAACAGTAGATTCAGGCATATTCTCATTTATGTAGGTAGCCAATGAATCTAAGGTTACTGGGGCTTCAAGTTCTCCAGCAGTTTCAGCCTTTTTGTATGCGGCACTGGTCTTAGCCTTTGCGCCTTGCCATCCTTGAGACAAAGCGTCAATGACCTTGTTACCTGTAGCCGCAAAGCCAGATTGAGCCGCTTCAGCACCAGTCATTTCCATTAAGGAATCAAAGTTCTGCAAAACTTCCAGATTATTCTGCTCTGCTCTTGCCCTTAATGGTGCGCCTTGTGGCCCTTTCATTTGCTCTTTTTCAAACGCCAACTGTTCTGCTTCACGAGTTCTTGCGCCTCTTGTCAGGTTGACAGGTACAGGCAAGTTTTGAGCTGTAGTTTCTCTAACCAA